TTCCAGTTTCAGGACCCGCTTCAATTAAATTGAAAGCAGGAACTGGATTTGTAACTAATTACGATAAAACTCTTTATCGTTATGTTACATTAAAAGATATTAAAGTTCCTGTTGTCAATAACGTTGCAACGTTCTCTGATGTCCTTTTAAATGAAGGATCATATGTATTGAGTACATTTACGTATGATGGATCATTAAAAGATCAAAAATTTAAAATTCAGAATTCAGCAGCAGATTTAAATACATTAATTGTTAGAGTGTATGAGTCTGCTGGTTCTAGTGTCTATGAAGAATATAAGAAGTCAGACAATATTCTTCAAGTAGGAAGTGAAGATAAAGTGTATTTCGTCAATGAAATTGATGATGAGCAATATGAGTTATTTTTTGGAGATGGTATTCTTGGCAAAAAATTAACTGATGGAAATGTAATTGAAATAAGTTATATTTTAACAAAAGGTTCACAATCTAATGGTGCAAAGTCATTTACGTTTAGTGGTGTATTCTTAGACGAGAATGATGTTAAAGTATCATCACCATTTAGTGTTGGTAATATTGTAGCAACTTCTATTGCACAAGGTGGATCTGCAATTGAAAGTATTGAAAAGATTAAATTCAATGCACCAAAATTTTATGGTTCTCAGAATAGAGCAGTAACATCAAATGACTATTCTGCTATTGTAAGAAATTTGTATCCTGCAGTGAGTGATATCATTGTATTTGGTGGTGAGGATCAAGTACCACCTGATTATGGTAAAGTATTCATTGCTGTGAAACCAACTGTAGCAAATTCTTTATCTTCAGTAACTAAGAAAGAACTAACGGATAAGTTAAGGAGTTATACAGTTGCTTCTGTAAAACCTGTGTTTTTAGACCCATCTATTCTTTTTGTTGAAATTAATAGTAAGGTTTACTTTGATGGTGCTAAAACTAATCTTCTTCCAGCTGAAGTTGCAGCAAAAGTTTCAACTGGAGTTAATGAGTACTTAAAAACATCAAGTACCGAAAAATTTAATGGTAAGTTTAGATATAGTAAATTCATAGGTGTAATTGATAGTTCTGATCGTTCAATCAATTCTAACATTACAGAAATTACGTTAAGAAAAGATTTTTATGCTCAAATCAATGCATCTTCTTTTTACGAAATTTGTTATCAAAATGAATTCTTAAAAGATTGTGATAATCCAGTTGTAACATCTACTGGTATGACTGTTTTTGAACATCCCAATTACACATCGTATTTGGAAGATAGAGATGGCAAAATCGTCCTATATAGACTAGATTCACTAACTGGAGATAAAATTCTCCTAAACGATTCTGTTGGTGATGTTGATTATGTCAAAGGTGAGATTAAATTGTATGACTTCACTATTCTGAAAGGAACATTCTCAGACAATCGTATTGAACTGAGAGTAAAACCATCCAGTAATGATGTTGAAGTTAAACGTGAAGTATATCTAGACGTAGATATCTCAAAGAGTACATTTGTAGCATACAAAGAGTAGTAGTAGATGGTCAAAACTGCTAATAAAATCTCATATCTAGTTGAGTCACAATTACCGGACTTTATTAATGAAGAGTATGAACTTTTTAGTAAGTTCATACAAAAATATTATGAGCAATTAGAATTACAAGGTCAACCGGTTGACATCATTGCGAATCTTCAATCGTATCGCGATATTGATTTTTACGAAACGAATATTCTTAAAGAGTCAACTACCATTGTTGGATCTTTAGGACAACTAAGCACAACAATTACTGTTGCTGATGCAACTTCGTTTCCCAAGTATGGTGGATACATCAAAATTGATGATGAGATTTGTTTTTATGCAGAAAGAACAGATACTCAATTTTTAGAAGTAAGTCGTGGTGTTAGTGGTAATACTACTATTGGTGATCTTTATAATGCTAGCACTTTTGTAACTACACAAGCAGATACTCATGTTAATGGGTCTACTGTACAAAATATTAGTAATCTATTTTTATATTCTTTAGTTAAAAGTTTTGAAGCACAATACCTTGCAGATTTTCCTGAAGCATATCTAAAGGAAGGAGTTGACAAGAGAACTTTACTAAAAAATATTACCGATTTTTATAGAGCAAAAGGAACTGATAGTTCTATTAAGTTTCTATTCAAATGTTTAATTCAGGATGATCCGAATCCTGATGTTGCATATCCAAGAGATTTTACGTTAAAGTCATCGGAATCTAATTGGATTCAATCATATGCATTAAGAGTAAAAATTCTTGCGGGCGATCCAAATGATTTAATTGGAAAGCAAATTACTCAAAATGTAGAAGGCAACTATGCATCTGCTATTGTAGATAATGTTAAGTATAGTGGCACTTTTGATAATGAAAAATTATATGATATTATTTTAAGCGAACCTAGTGTCAATGGTACTTTTACTTCATCTTTAAAAACTCAATTAACGAGTCCTGTACCTGCATCAGCAACTGTTGGTGATAGGATAAATGTTTTCTCTACAATGGGTTGGGAGACAAAGGGGTCTTTTGTAATAGGAGATGAAATTTTTACATTTGAAGAAAAGAATGTAAATCAATTTGTAATTAAAACTAGAAACGGTAATGGTTCCTATCAATCTGGGACAACTGTTAGTTATAACCTAGAAGTATCTTCTGGTGATATTGAATTGCAGGTATTTGGTCTTTTATATGGACTAAACAATTCTATTGAATCGCCGTATTCAAATCCAGGAGAATCAGTAGAAATTTCCGAGTCTGGATTTTTAACTGACGATATTAGAATTAATGATACTCAAAATAACTTAAGATGGATTTTTAGTACAGGTTCTGCTGCGGTTGCAGGACTTAACTCAAATGTATCTGCTATCTTTGAAGATGGTAGTGGATATTATATTGCATCGTCAGGATTTCCTTCACATGTTATTCCAACTTTACCTTCCGATGCTCAGGATCAAAAATTACTAAAAATTATTAGAAAGCATCCAATACAAACCACAGAAATTTACAAAACACTATACAGAGATATTGGTATTGCAATTAATGGTATTCCCTTTCTAAGTTATAAAGACGAAGAAGTAGTCAATTCGGGTGCTATTCAATCTATTGCAGTTACATCACGAGGATCTGGATACGCTAAACCACCATTTGTGTTAATTAACGGGGTTTCTAACTTAGCAAGAATTAGATTAGCAGGTCAAGTAGTTGAGTCTGTTATTGTTGATACTCCTGGAGATTATAATTCAATTCCTACTGTAGAAGTATTATCAGGTAGAAATGCTCAGGCAAGAGCAATTATCACTAATGGTGAAATTACTAGTATTGTAGTTGAAAATGCTGGTGAGTATTATTCTTCTGCACCAGAAGTAAGAATTACAGATTCTGTAGGTAGAGGAAGATTTGCAGTATATCGTGCAGTTGTTACCACTGCAGGTGCTATTGATAGATTTGAGAAAATTAATGGTGGTAGTTTATATTCACAAGAAAATGTACAAGTAGATATTATTGCTGTAGGATCTGGATCTGAAGCAACTGCATCTATTAGAAAGTGGAGAAAAGATAAGTATTACAAAAATAAATCATCACTAGATGCCGAGAACGGATATTTTTTCAATAATTCATTGTCATATCTTGGATCTGGATATGCTTATTATGCAGCTCCATCTACTATTAGATCTGGAGATACTGGAGTAAATCATTCACCCATTATTGGTTTTGCATATGATGGCAATCCAATTTATGGTCCATTTGGACATCAGAATCCTTTAGATTCTCAAAGTACGATTACTAGAATGACTAGTAGTTATACTAGAAATAATAGTAGATCTAATGGTCCATTAGTTAGTCAATATCCTATTGGAACATTCATTGATGATTTTACGTATATTGCTGAGTATGGTAGTTTAGATCAAAATAATGGAAGATACTGTGTAACACCAGATTACCCAGAAGGAACTTATGCATACTTTGCAACTCTTGATACTCAAGGTGATCCCGTATTTCCTTATATTTTAGGAGATAATTATTATTCATTACCAGTTGATTCAAATTATAATTCCGAACTATCCCAAGATAATATTCCTAAATTTGCTAAAAGACTTAGAACATCTAATATTACTAAAAATGGAGAATTTGCATTAGCAAAAATTACTGATGTAAAACGAGGTAGTATTAGTTCAGTTTCTATTTTAAATAGTACTAGTAATTTTTCTGTAGGATCTGAGTTAATTATTGATAATTCAGATACTGATGGATTTGGAGCAAGTGCAGAAGTTTCTTCGGTAAAAGGAAGATCTGTAGATAGCATTGAATCTCAAGATACTAAAGCATTATTTGTTGAATTAAAAACAACTGCGTACTTATTTGATGGGGACACCATCACTCAAAGTGTAACTGGAGCTACTGGTAAGATTGTAGGAAATGTATTTTCAGGAACTAAATTTGCTCTACGTGATGTAAGTGGTACTTTTAATAGTACAGATGTATTATCATCTAATGTAAAGGTTATTAGTCTATTTTTAGATAAAAACTCTTCTTACACTAAAGGAGCTACATTAGAATTTACTGATGGTCTTAATGTTCCAGTAGCGACTGGAGAAGTTCTAGAGACTACCACAAAACAAAACATCGTAAAGATTAAAGTTCTTACTGGTTCTTTTGTCGTATCTGATACTTTATTTTTAAGAAGCTCAGATTTAATTAATACTACTGGTTCTAAAGTAATAACAATTAATTTACTGAGTGACGATTTAATTATCTTTAATTTAAAAGATAATGTAGCAATCTTAACCACATCAGATGCACACGGTATTGCTGAAAGTGATATTATTGATATTAACATCAATCCTGATGATACCTCCACTACAACAACATATTATCTAAGATCTAGAGTTTACCAAGAAGCAACGCTACAAACCCCTGGTATCACTAGGGTTTTAAATGATAATGGTGTTGGAAAAGTTAGTATCTTAAATGGAGGAGAAGACTACACCACTAACACATATAATGACCTTGCATTAGTAGGGGGTAGTGGATCGGGAGCAAAAGCAAATATTGTTGTTTCTTCTACCGGTAGTGTAACATCTGTTACTATAACCGAAAAAGGTACTGGTTATGAACTGTTTGATGTTTTAACTGTTGGAGATACAGCTCTTAGTAAAACAAATGCCAATACTCCTGCTGTACAAATTAACATTGATCATATTGGTCTTTCTTTATCAGAAACAGTTGTAAATCTTAGTAGTAATGTAGGAATTAATCCCGGTGATAGATTAAGCATTGGAAATGAAGTTATTACAGTTTTATCGCGAGTAGTTAATTCAACAAAATCTATTAATGTTACTAGAGGAGCAACACCATTAAATCATTTTAATGGTGCTACCGTGTCAACCTATAATGCCGGTTATGTTATTTCTCCTGGTACTACAGTTGGCGATGCTAGTATTTTTTCATATGATTCTAGAACACAAAAAATTGTATTTGTATATAATTATGGACAAACGGTCAATAGTATCACTCCAATTGATCTAAGTACTGTATTTTTTGATCAAGAACAAAGACTTGCAGGAATAATTTCTGTACAAGATCCAATTCGTTGTTTTGAATTTTCTTTAGATAATACTTTGTTTGTGAGAAATCAATTAATTGAAATTAAAGAAGACTATCGTTATATTTTTAATAGTTCTCACTCATCAATGAGTGATGTTGAATTTGATATTTCACCTAGTAAAAATTTAAATCTAAAAACTTTAGAAGCAATTAGAGGAAACAATATATTAGATGTTAAGTTTGGGTTTGGTCCACGTATTGCTACAAATAACTATAGCACAAAGTCAGAGGTTTCTTTTAGGACATATTTTTACTTTGATAAGTTGAATAACGTTCAATCTGAAGAATCTTTTATTAAGGTAGTTCCAGATCCATTGCAGGGTAGTAAGTCTGCATTGTATATCACGCCGACTAAAGTTGTTTACGATACTATTACACCTGCCACTAATGATGGAAGTGGATCAATTGAATATACTAGTAAATCAAAATTTTCAATAGGAAAAATTAATACTATTGCCGTAATTAATATTGGTAATGATTATAAGAAGGTTCCTTCCGTTTTGGGTATTATGCCCACTAATAAATCTACTGCAATATCCATTATAGAGAATGGTAAAGTTGTTGGAGTATCGGTAAAAACTGGTGGAAATGGATATGTCAATCCTATTGTTTCGGTTGAAGGAAATGCAAAATTAAAAGCAATTATAGACCAAGGTAGAATTACGGGTATTGAAGTTGTAAATTCTGGATTTGGATATACTACACCTCCTGTAGTTAAAATTGCTGAGTCTAATGTTGAATGTCTTATTAATAGTGATGATATTGGAGTTCCTAGAAATATTAATGTTATTAACGTAGGTGGATCTTTCCACGAAGATAATACTCTAAGATCAACATTTAGATCCAATTATATTTTATCTTTATCTAATTTTGATCCTAATTGTTTTGCAATTGGGGAGACTATTGTTCAAGAAATC